AAGAGAACGAGCGTTTTGAGATACACAACCCTGATTATCAAGAGAGGCTGGGAGTTAAGTTTGTAGGTCGAAAGATTGGTGAACCTCTTTACCCAAAGAAGTTTCCTGTCGAGAGATACTCTCAGATTCGGGAACTTGATAGGGGTGATTATGAGGCGTTGTATCAGCAAAGACCGTCTATTGAAGAAGGTGAAATATTTAAGAGAGATTGGTGGCATTTTTATAAAAAGTCCGATCTACCTCCTGATTCTATTCTTGTTCTCCAGTCTTGGGACACAGCTTCTACACGTAACGAAACGTCTGACCCGAGTGTCGGTCTTACGGGTATGTGGGATGGGCGTAATTTGTACCTTACTCGTAGAGTGCGTGGCAAGTTTACGTATCCAGATCTTAAGCGAACTTTACTTGATGAATATGAGACTATTAAACCACACAAAGTTTTGGTGGAATATAAATCGTCGGGAATTGACCTTGTTGAGGATCTTAAACAGACTTTACTTCCTATCACTCCTATTCACGTTCGTGGCGATAGCAAGTTGGCTCGTGCATTATCTGCCACTCATCTTGTCGAGTCAGGTAGGGTGAGGCTGCCTGAAGGTGAGCTTTGGGTTGAAGAGTTTATAGATGAATTAAAGAAGTTTCCGAATGCTAAGAATGATGATCAAGTTGATGCGTTTTCTCAGATGGCACGTTACCTTCTTAACCTCATGGCTGACTCTGTATACGGAGACGATATTTCTCAATCTAACTGGTTTCCTTCTTTTCGTCCTCCGAGTAACTGGCCTATTATTCGTGCTGTTAATATTCCTTCTAATGGGGATCCTTTTTCTGTTTTATGGCTTGCTCAAGCTCATGGAGATACTGATCTTTTTGGAATCAAGTTTCCACACAATACTACGGTAGTTTTTGCTGAGCTTTACGGTACTGCGGAAGACTTCCATCCTTCGTTTAGAGGGGGGTCATACTCTGTGTCCGAGATTTTAGGGTACATTCGTCAGGTTGAGAAAAACTTTAACATGTACCCTAATCATTCGTTTTATTTTCAGGAGACAGATGAGTTTGGATCTTTTTCTCAGACAAACTTAACGGAGTTAGTTAACGCTGGGGAGTTGATGATTCCGTTTGACCCAGATCACAGAATGACAGCCCCGTTTTTGAAACAACTTTTACGTGATGAACGTAAGCCTTTAATTATTACTTCTAATTGTAAAAATCTCTGGAGAGTGTTACCATTTTTAAAGCGGGATAATACTGGTGCAGGTGTTTTCGCTAGAAATCAAGAAATTTCTTTGGTAGACTGTTTAATGATGGGTGTGTCTCCAATGATTCGTGGGGAGTTTGCGACTACCCAGATTACAAAAGATAACATATCTGAAAAGCAGCTGAACGATATAAGGTTCGAGAATATATTTAAGGAGTCTCCAGATGGAGGTTTTTTAACACCTTCGTTTAACCGTCCTGCTGATGGTTATGACGACTAAAGGAATTATGGCACAGTTAGAACAATTTTCATCCCTGCATTCAGAAAACTCAGAAATAGAAGATCATTACATTAGCTTGTACGACGAGTATGTCTCTGGTAATGATTGGATGCACGACATTTTTCGTCAGGATGATATCGACTTTCTTGCAATTGCTCCTTCAGGTCGTGACAGTTCTCCGAATAACTATCGTAAGTGGGTAGGAGATGTTTATGGCATTCGTACTCGCCATGATCCTCAAGGTTGGAAAGACGCGACTCATATTGGTGGCATGAAACTTCGAGCCAAGTACGTTGCGATGGTTGCTCACTTGTATCAGAACTTAACTCGAGATGGTCGAGTAACGGGTGCTTTGAAACTCACGACTGAGTCAGATATCGAAGAGCTTTATAATCGAGGTGAGTTAACTGTTAATGGTGGGGAGCCTACCGAGGATCAAGTTCGTGAGTTGATTGATAAGGTTGAGCGTCGATTAGAGAAAGCACAGGCTCAAGTTTTAGACCATAAGCAAGAGGCGAATGCTGATGAGGCGTATCATCGGTGTATTGAAGATTTAGCTAAGTACGGTGTTTGTGCGATGGAGCTAGGCATTCGCGAACCTAAGCGTGTCCGTAACTACAGTACTGACGTAATTTTTGATGAAGAGGGTGGTCGGGAAATTTTAGACATAGTTTCTAAGCCTTCTTTTAAGGATTCGTTTGTAGTTGGGCAACGTAGAGTAAGTCCGTACAACGTTTTGTTAGACCCCAATGCTTCTGGGGATCCTCAAGCAGGTCTTGGTGTTTTTATTAAAGAGAGACTGAATTTTAATGAGGTAGCAGGTTTAGCTACTCGGGAAGGTAATTGGGACAAAGAAGTTCTAGCGAGTTTGTTAGATAATCACGATCCCGACAGCATTGCTAAGTCAGATCAGAATACGATGGATGATTCTAGGACTAGCTTGCAAGACATGTCTATTCCTACATCTACTCAGCCATTTATTCTTAAGAAGTTTTGGGGGTTGATAAACTCTGAGCAGTTAGATGGTTGGATTGGCACTTCTAAGATTTTAGCTAACTTGAAGAAAGAGCTTATTGCTGAGCATGGTAAAGAGAAATACTCTGAGAGTCATTCTTCTTTTGAGATTCATCTTATTTTTGTGAACGATAAGTTGGTGTACGCAGTACCGAATCTTTATGCTAACCGCAAACGTCCAGTAGCTTACGATAGAATGATAGCTGTTGAAGATACTAATTATGGTTTTGGAGTTATGGCCCTAGGCCGAGAGACTGCAAGAGCTATGTCAGATCTTTGGAGTAGGTCTAAGAATAATGCTACAATAGTTGGTTCGGCGATGTTCTCTTATGATCCTGCGGTCGTAGATGAGCAAACTTTGATCTTTCGCCCTGGAGGTAGGATCCGCTATAAGGCTGGAAGCACTTTGGTAAGAGGGTCTGGCCCTGCCGGTGGTTTTTTACACCAAATGAATTTTACTTCTGTCAGCCAAGAATTAATGCTTCTTTTTCAGAAGCTAGAAGGGCTATTAGATGAACTAACATTAATACCTTCAAATCTTGTTGGCGTTAGCGCAGCGTCACAACAGACAGCTACTGAGGTAACTCAGAATTTAAATAGTGCCCAAGTAATTTTGTTAGATATTCGTCGCTCGTTTGATCGCGAGATTGTTGCCAAGGATCTTGAGTGTACTTTTCATTACTTGCAGAACGATAGAGCTACTCCGAAGGACGCATTGATAGATGCTAACGTTGTTGTTTATGGTGCAGAGACTTTTGCGTTACAGCTTTTGAACAAGCAGATGGTGACGGAACTTCTTCAGATGATGCCAGCTTTTTTACAAGCTAATCAGAGCGTAGTTAATTCTTTTAACTGGAAGAACATTTTATCTATGACGATGGAAGGTATTGGTTTTGATAAGGAAAAAGTTTTGAATACTCCTGAGCTTTCTAGTCAGTTAGATCAGATGTCTATGCAGATGCAGCAGATGGCAGCACAGATGGAGCAAGCAAATGCAGATGGTCAGCAGGTAGCTAAAGAGCTTGAAGAAGCTGAGGGACGGATACAAGAGTTGATGTTAAAGAATTCACAGCTTCAGTCTCAAGCTCCTGTGGAAGCACGATTAAATATTGAACAAATAAATAATAAGAATCTTCAGCAAGAGTTGAAGAATCAGAGATCAAAATATGAACAAGAAATATCGTCAATGAAGTCTGAGCTTCAGGCTTTGAAGGATGGTTTAAAAAATGGCGAGGGTGAGTCCCGAAGACAGATTAGAGATACTGAACGATTTAGTTCTGAATCTTAAGCGTGGGCATTATCGAACGTTGTTTCGGTATTTGTCTATGAGGAAAGAAGAGCAGCTACAAGCAGCCCAAGACTCGGCAACGAGTGGGGAGGCTCAAGCTACAATGTATTGTGTGTTGGCTACTAAGCTCTATGACGAGATTCTTAGTTGGCCTGATGAAGTAGATGGCGCATTGGCGCAGGAATTAACTTTAATTAGAGATGAATTAAAATCAAAGCATGAGGCTTTAAAAGAGGAGATTTAAAATGGGCCAAGGCGTAGTTACAGATCGAAGTCAGGATTTTTCAAAAGTACAGATTTTTACAGGTGGAGTTGCTGGAGGGCATACTAAGAAGTATTCAGAGAGTGATACACTTGTTCATGATCCTGTTGTTGTAGTGGATTCTTCTGCAGCTCAGGTGGATTTAGCTTTACCAGATGCTAAGGTAGATGGTTTTGAAATGCTTGTAGTTTGCAGTGTTGCAGGTAACAACGTTGTGATAACTCCTTCTAGTCTTGTAGGTGGAAGTACTATTACTTTTGATGCTGTAGGAGACAGTGTTTGTCTTAAGTTCAGCAAAAAAGCTGGGGGCTGGGTAGTTCTTGGTGGTCATTCTTACGTTTTAGCTTAATAGTATTATCAGCTTAATTACAAGGGGTCAGTAATGGGTAGAGGCGTAGTTAAAGACCGTAATAATTATTGGTCTGGGACGCAAACTTTTGAACGGATAGTCGTTGAAGATGCGGTTTTTCTTGATGGAGCTGCTTACGATTTATCAAGTGGAAATGTAACTTTTCCCAATACTTTAGACTCTGGCAGTATTCAAGCTACTGATGAGACTGGTGTTAAGTTAAAAAATGAGTCTGGCACCGAAATTTTTAGAGCTGACGGTTCTGGACACATAAGTCTTTTTGACACTCCAATTTCTTCTTGGGGTTCAGATTATCGTGCAGTTGAAGGCCCAAATTCTACTTGGTTGATGTCTGCGTTACCTTCGGGTAATGAGGTACATTTTGTTAGTCATGCTTATATTGACGATGTAGGTTGGAAATATAAGACTTCTAATGAGATTCCAGTTAAGTCTTCGTATGGGGCTGGGACTTTTAGTATTTCTGCAGCTCAAGCAGGAGTTGCTGGAGATGCGTTAACTTGGTCAGATGTTTTTACAATTAATTCTGAGGGGGCAGGGATTAATAACCCGAATCCTTCAGGTTCTTTAGACGCTAGATCTTTTGCAACAAATTTAGGTACAACCGTTGCATCAGCAAATCTAGATGCTTCTAAAGCTTTGTTTTTATACTCTGGTCATGATAATCAAGCTCCAACTCTTTTTTGGAATGGTGATCTTGGGATGGTATTTGGTACTGGGTATGACTACACTACTGGAGCTCTTCCAAGTGGCAACCCTACAAATTATCTTTTGAATCAGCAAACTCACTCTATAAGTAGTTGGGGATGGAATCCAAGTTATGGCCAAATTTCAGGGATTTGGGATGAGAGTGATTTTACTTTTGCGGTATTTAATATTGACAGTGCTACTAATGCTAGAGGGTTTAGTTTTACTCCTTTGCAGGGTAACGGG